CTTGACGTTATAACTGTTGTAGATGCGCGGAGTTCCAGCTACGATATTGAATCCATGCGCAGGCAGCGTGCGCAGTGTGTCATCTTCCCAGTAGTTTTTCCGCGTCCACTCGATCTCGAACGGGACTGTCCCGCTGTTGAGCACCCAGTAATCCGTTGCCATATCAGCGGGGATGACAACACCGCCGTATAGTTCAGATCGATACAGATCGTCCGACGATTGCCACTTGTACTTGACGAACACAGGTTCGCCTAGTTTATGTTCGTTCCACTCGCGCGCCTGCACCAGCAGTTTTCCAAGCGCCTGTACCGTGCCGCGGATCGCGCTTATCGAGCCCTCGAACTGAAATTGCCCGTGCTCGGTGATCCAGTCCTCGTTATCCGGCGCCGCCTTAGGAACATATCCAGACTCGCGGTATGCGCTGGATAGGTCTACTGTGCTGCGGCTATCGCCTACATAAAGTGTGATTGCCATTAGCTATACCTCCCCTGGCGGGCAAGTTCGGAGCCGATTTGTCGTGCCAGGTGATACGCGTTGTCCCGCGTCACGCTGCCGTTGATGTTAATCGTTACGTTTGCGGGTGCGCCAAGCGCACGTTGGGTATCGGCGTGATTGAGCACCTGCCCGTTAACCCGCGGTACAAACATCTCCGGCCCCTGCTCGCCCACGATATATGGCCTGGCCGCGAAGACCGGCCCTCCTGCTGCGCGCATCTCCTCTGTAACTTCCCCGCCGTGTCTGCGGTTGGTTGTGGTCGTCTCGATGATATCCAAGTTCAATCTGGCGTTGAACGTGCGCCCGTTGATCCCGTTTAGCGCATCAGTCATGCGCAACACCTCCAAGGTGAAACCGGATGCAGCTTCGTTTGCATCTATGATCCCGTCTCGGTTGGCGTCGAATTGTTGTTTCAGTCCTGGCAAGTGTTCAAGCAGATATTTTGTCTTTTCGTCAACCAGCCCCATACCCAGGGCAAGCTGCAAAGCCGCTTCCTCGGATAAGTTGGCAGCGGCTTTTTGAAAAACAAGTTCCTCTGTAAACTTGCTCATCACGTCCTTCACCAGGACGGTTTCATCATACAAGTATCCCGTTTTCTGCGCTGCCTCATACTGCGCCATGGAATATTCATATACTGACGTTTGCGCGGGATCAACCACTGCTGGCACACCGCCAATGGTGGCGTTGGTATTGCGTTGCGCTTCCTCCATCGCTTTAAGCTCTAGTGCTGCGCGTTCATTCATCGTGTTGAATCGCTCAACCATCCGCGCCGAATCGTCAGTGACCACGCCGAACCGCTCAAGCAATCGGATTGCGCCCGTTCCAGACATCAAGCCATTTACCCGGTCAACTTCAATCCCCATCTTTTCTAGTCTACGAATTATTAATCCGGTGCTGCTCATGCCGTCCTCGTTTAGCAGCTCCACGAAATCGGTTACGACGGGGATTAGTTCGTTTCCAATTCTAATTTTAACCCCAGTCACCGAGTCACCAAGGTTATTCATGGCAATTTCGTACTCGCGAGCGGCTTTCACGGCATCTTCGCTCATGATAAGCCCGGCATCCTCCGCGCTCTGCGCCATGGCGTCGATTTGCTCCGTGGTAAGCTCCAGAACCTTTTGCATCTCCAAACCGGCGCGCTGCCCGAATTTTTCCATCGCAAACTGCGCCTTCGCTACCGGGTCTTGGATTTTCTGGTACTCTTCGGCCAGGCCTTTCAGTCCGTCAACGGTCGGTGACACGCCCTGTTGCAGAGCGTTTCGGAAAGCCATTTGCAACTGGCCGGTTTCGATTTTGAGATCATCCGCGATCTGGATTAAGGTACTGGCCTCCTCGGTTGACGTACCCAACGCCCGCGCCATGTCGCGCACGCTCTCAGCATATAACACCGTCTCCTTGGTGGCTGAAACCAAAAATCCAACCGTCGCGGTCAATCCGCCAGCGAGAAGGGTTAGGGGATTGGCAAGCAAATTTAACCCCCTTTGCAGCATGGGGATTTCGTTAGTTAGCCCCTGAAAACTTTTTTTTGCCCCTTCCAGTCCCTTTTTGGTTTCCCCCAGTCCTTTGTCGAAACCTTTTTTTTCCAGGCCAATCTCGGCGTATAAACTAGCGATTTTTTCGGGCATGTCGTGTTCTCCAGCTTTCGGCGGCTTTGTGCTTGCCGTCGCGGATACTCAACCACTCGTGCAATCTGCTGAGAGACAGGCCGTCTATATACTCTAGTGTCCAGCCCGTCGCCTCTGCCAACTCCCACATGACCACCGCGGAGGGTACGGGCTGTCCCCAGGCTAGCGACATATACACGGCCTTGCTCAGTTTGGGCTATACCCTGCCGGATCGCGCGCCGCAGCCTGGAACTCTTTCGTCAGCATGCGGTAGTCGTAGTATGGCAACTCGCGCAATTCGGCAACGCTCAACCCGTAGACCTTGCCGATGATTTCATCTTCAACGTCGATGTCGTCGTTGGCAAACAGCAGCCGGTACTCCCTGACCGTGATTTTTGTAAAATCCGGCGTTAGCTCTCTCCCGTCACTCAGCTTTGCCATGTCACACCTAGTGTGCCGTGTAGGAAACCGTACCGTTATATAGCTGCCATGAACACGATATCTCGACGATGTCGTTGTAGGGCTGGCTGTACTGTGCGCCCTCGCAGATAGCCGGGAACGTGATCCTGGGGGAGTTGGTCGCCGTGCCAGCCGGGGAGTAACTGATCGTCCCGGTCGTGCCCTCTTTGAGCGCCTGCAACATCGCCGTCCCGTTCGACGGGAAAATCCCGCTAAAACTGAAACTGGCGCTGGCGAAAGACGCTATGCGCTGGCGGTAGGCATCCGATCCCGCCGTGGCGTCGATCAATTCCAGCGACGGTGTGAAACTCGCCTGCCTGAAATCTGTGTGCAGTAAAACCGTGCCTCCAGAGTGAACCCATGTTGCGTATAACGCTGATCCTGCAAACTCGTTTGCCATAATCGGCCTCCTTACCTGACCCTAACTCGATATAATCCGCCTGCGCTGTAAATTCGCGCCTCGCTCGGCGGGCTTTCAACCATAGATATGTTTTCTTCCTTGACTGTCCAGATATTAGTATACCCTGATATGCTGATGATTTGTCGGTGCAACAAGTCCTGTATTAGCCCGTCGATGCGGTTTGCCTGCGCCAAACTCGCGGCGTACCCCCGCACCTGCCACACATCGGAGTGCAAATTGCCAGGGCTGATATTTTCAGGCCCTCCCGCCTGGTGGTTAAAAACCACATAGGGCAGGCTGGTATGATCCGGCGCCAGCCCGCAGTAAATCGCCGTGCCGCCCAACTCGGCGACCAGCGCCGAACCAGCCTTGAGCTGGTTATAGATTGCCGTCCCCATCGCGCCTAGATAGTCGGTCATATCACCTCTCGGCAGTAACCCTCTTTAATCCAGCTGTGAATTAAGTCGATGACGATTCCGCGCCGCATCCGCAAAAGTTTCACCAGGTCATCTACGGTGAAACTCTCCGACATGCCAAACATCGGAGCATAGCGGTTGACTGCTACAAGATCGCCCGGAATCGCCCTGGTTAGGTAATAGCGCGGTGTTGTCATGGTGTAGCCAGTCCTTTCGTCTTTTCGATAAACCAATCTCGGATGCTCTCCAGCGCCGGAACTAAAAACGGATGCGCAGGCATCCTGGAGGTGCCGAGCTCCTGGAAGATTCCGTATTCCACACCGTCCGCAACCTGCCACAACAGTTTTTCCCGCTCTGTTGCCCGGAGGCTGTTTTTCAGCGCGCCAGTGTCAACCGGCGCACGCTGTTTGGCGCGCGATTCCACCTCTAACGCCGCGGTCTTGATAATCCCCTCAGCTCGTTTTTGGCTTTTTCGGGCGATCTGGTCTAGCTTAGCGGTATCGAGTTTAACTTTCATAGCCGCTCCACGGTACAACGCCTGCTGACTGGCCAGGACTTATCCGCATCAACGCTCGCCACGGCGTAGGTTACGCCGCCATGCTCGACCCGGTTATAACTGGTGATACTCGTGCTATAAGGCAGAGTCAGGGTGTAACTGAAAAAGTCCTGCAACGCTGCACCGACTATCGAGTCTGCCTGTTTCACAAGTTGGGCATCCAGCCTGCAAGCAATCGCTGATCCGCCCGTAGCCGTACCCCATGATACGGTATACCCGCCCTGACCATCGCTGACCGTGGTTGGCTCCAGGATGTTACAGGTATCCGGCAAACTAGTTTCGAGCACGGTTCGCGCATGCGCCAGAACCTCGT